TCAAGTAGTTTGCTTAATGTGTCCATGTATCTCGCCGGTTGACAGCACTGTCTCCAACGAGTTTACATGCTCCCCGTGTATCCGGACGCGATACACCGCGCACCCCCGGCTCCCCTCCGGGGTCCGCGTCAAGGGGCAGGGGATAGGGGCTTCATGGACACAAACGCACTTGCACTGATCGGCGCCTCCGCGCTGACCGTGATCGTCGGCCTCGCCCGATTGGTCGCTTGGATTCTTGACCGTCGCGCCGAAGCTGCGCTGCGCGCACACCGCGAACAGGTCTTCATCATTGAAAGCATCCTTGAGCACGGTGCGCCTCTGGCTCAGCGCCGGGCCATTGTTTCCAGCGCTGATTGCGAATTGGAGGTCGTCGCATGAAGGAGTTCGCAAAGTGCATCGGCTACGTGTGGGCGCTCGCTGCCTTCATCTCTCTTTTCATCATCGGTGCCTACTACCTGCCTGAGCCGTGGACATGGGTTTGTGGCGTGTTCTTGTTCCTCACGCCTGCCGGTCTGATCGCCTATTTCAGCGGGGTTTGTCATGACTGAGGTCGTCTCCCACATCGACACCTATCACACCGTGATCGGTGGTCGCCGCATTCGCCGTTTTCGCCTGACGGTGCGCCTCGCTGGCCGGCTGGTAGAGCAGAGCGTGCATGCATCGCGCCGTGCGGCTCGTGCCTGTGAAGCCGCTGCTGTGGAGTTCTACGCGCATGGCTGACGGCACATGCTCATTCTGCGGCGACACCCCTGCTGAGGTGCGTCATGCATAACCTCGACTGGTCTCAGTTCACCTTGCTTGACCACCTCATTGCGTGCCTCTTGCTGGTTTGTGACGTCGCCTTCGCGGTCTTCCTGCCGCTCGCATTTATTGCCGCATTCATCACGTTCGCGCGTGGGGGTGACTTGTGACCGCGCTGGTTGCCTTTGCTGGCAGCTTTTCCCCGGTCCGCGCCGGTGAAAAGGTCGGGGGGCGGGAAATTGGCCCGACAAGTAACACGGGCCAAAAGGGTCAGGAAACCGGCATCATCGATTACCTGACCCTTGTGATGCCCGAAACCGCTTTAGAAGATTTCCGCTGTACCAACATTGATTTGTTGTTGTTCCGCATCTTCGGTTTTCGTGGTGAAGTCGTTGCGACCGCGCTCCGCAACAAGAACTGGATGTTCTACAGCCACTCGGCCCTGTTGATGGACCGCGAGGGTGAGTTGGTCGGTCGCATCGGCATGGGTGGCAACAAGGCGACGGTGTGCGTTTCCCTTTCCGGCGCGGGCTGCAAGTGGGTCAAAGATTGGGCGCACGTCCAGCGTCAAGCCGCCATCCTGCGTGCGCGCATCAGCCGTGTTGATTGTGCGCACGATGATTACGAAGGCGAGCGCCTCGACGTGCATGCGCTGCGCAAGCGCGCTGCCGATGGGGAGTTCTGCCAGGGCGGATGCCCCCCGCGCCATCGTTTCCTGAGCGATGAGGGCCACGGCACAGGCTCGACGCTCTACGTCGGTGCCAAGGGTCACAAGGAATTGTGCATCTATGAGAAGGGCAAGCAGATGGGTCTCAAAACGTCGCGCTGGGTGCGCGCAGAGGTCCGTCTCTACGGTAAGCACGTTGAGATTCCACTCGACGTTCTGACCGATCCAGGCGCTTATCTGCGCGGTTCGTACGACGTGCTGCGCGAATTGATCACTGGCATCTGCACCAGGCTCCGCACCATCCGCAAGCAGGTGGATGTGTCCGTGGAGGCTGGCATCGAATGGGCGCATCGTCAGGTCGGCCCGTTTCTCAATGTTCTACGCGGTGCGTTCGGCCACTCATGGTCCGACGTCTGCGAGGCCCGCATCCTCCGTGAAGGTCACCCCGGACGGTTCCGCGGTATCTCAAAGGGTGAGCCACTACATCGATATGTGAGGGAACAACTATGCCAATCTGCCGCATCTTGAGTGCTGCTGTCGAAGAGGAAGTCAACCAAAAAACCGGCGAGGTGATGCGCGGTCAGACGGTTGGCCTGGACCTTGGCAACGGGCATGCACTTCCGTTCCGTGTTGGCTTGGGCAAGCGCCCCGCCTATCAGCCGGGTGAGTACGATATCGACCCGAAGGCCTTCTCCATCGGCAACTACGGTGAGTTGACCCTCAAGCGTTACGTCGATCTGGTCCCCCTCACTCCCAAGGCTGCGCATCAGCCTGCGAAGGGCTGATTTATGGCCGTGTGCGTAGCCTTGCAAGCTGATGGCACGTTGGTGCCTACAGGCCAATCGGTCGGCGAGTGCAGTGGTTACGTGCTGGTCACGGGTAGCGAATACAGCGTCTATGCGCTGGTGCAAGAAGCGTTTGCGATGCCCAGCAAGGAGGACGCCGTTGCGTGGTCCACCGGCTGCTGCGGTGTGGTGATCGTGTGGTTCGTCCTGGGACGCCTCGCCGGCAGCGTCGCGGGCATGTTCAATGACCGGTAAATCAATCAATCAATCAGGAGAGAAAACATGGGTGACATTCTGTCGGGTCTGAGTGCGGCTGAGGCCGTGACCGCTGTTGTGGGTGCTGCTGCGCTGATTGCGCTGGTCGGCTTCACCAAGTGGGGTGCAAAGAAGGTGGCCGGCTTCTTCGGCTAATGGCGGTGAGGGTAGGGCGGCGCTTCGGTGTCGCCCTCTCTCTTTCTGGGGGTCACGATGATCGTTCTACTGTTCTGTGCATTTATGGGCGCGCTGTGTGGATGGGCAGCGGTCAAGGGTTTGGATGCACCATGATGCGAGTGATTCTTTCGGTGGTGTGCACACTCGTGATTGCGCTATGCGCTATCTCTCCTGCGCAGGCTGCTGATTCGCGTTCGCAGGCATTTGCCAAGTGCATGAACCATGCAAGCGCGTATCAGGTCAAAGATACGAACCTCATCACCAGTCCTGGCACCTGTGTAGATAAGGGTACTGAGGCCACCGGCAAGTATTACCAGTGCCAATACAGCGTGGCTGCTTACTATCAAGGTCCAGTCTCTGTTGTCACCTGTGGTGACTATCCTTATGACAACCAGAATAATTGCAAAAATGCGCCTCCGCTAACGAATGTCTCGGTGCGTGGTTCGATCTATGCGTGTTCGAATCAGTGCCAGTACACAATGAATTCCGCTGGCGGCGTTGATGTCTGCATGGGCGGTGGAGCTGACCTGTACTGCGCTGCCAAGAACTGGTCGCCAACTGGTCAGGAGTGCCAACAGGGCGATGCTGTTCCGTCTGGCATCCATGAGCCTGACAAGCAGACGTGTTCGTCTACTGGTGGCGCTTATGCCGAGTGCATCAGGTCGGACGGCACCCACTGTGTCACCGGCGCTGCTGGCTCCACGCTGTGTTGGAAGCCAGAGCTAACTGGCCCGCGTCAGACCGCCGATGGCACCTATGCCGGTGATCGTCAGAAGGCACCCGCTACGCCGACGCCTCCTCCTAATTTGAAGGATCCTAAGGAGGTTTCCAACACTACGACCACGGTCAATAACACCACCTACAACACGACCACGTGGAGTTCCAGCGGCAGCAAAGGCGGGCAGGGCAACGTGGGCGAGGGTGGCAAGGACAATGGTTCTGGCGGTTCTGGCGGTGGCTCTGGAAGTGGAGACGGCGACGGTGACGGTGATGGGGATAGCGACGATCCGGGAGAGGGTTCGCCCATCGGCGACCTCTACACCAAGAGCGATAAAACAGTGGAGTCTGTTGTGTCGAGGTTTGCAACGCAGGTTCGCGCCACACCTCTTGCTGGCGGGATTGCAAGCTTCATGACGGTTCCGTCTGGTGGTTCGTGTCCGGTGTTTAGCCTGGGTGCGTCGATGTGGTGGGATGCCATGACGATTGATTTTCACTGTAGCGGCACATTCCTCACGTTTTTGCGTGCGTGTGGATGGGTCATTTTGGCGATTGCTGCGTATGCGGCCATCCGCATCGCCGTGACATAAGGGGCAGGGCATGTACGCTGGTTGGTTCACCGATCTGACAGCCTGGATATGGAGAGCGGTCAAGGCGGTTTGGCAGGCGTTTGCTGATTTCATCGGCGATTTGTTTGTGATGTGGTTGGAACAGTCGCTGTCGGCGATCTTGTATGTCTTGAGCCTCTTGCCGATGCCCGACTTCATGAAAGGCCAGAGCATCGGCGCGATGCTGGGAAATGCTGGCAGTACAATCCTCTGGTTCGCTGACGTTTTCATGATTGGTCCGTCGCTCGTGGCTGTGGGTGCCGCCATGATTTTCTACTTGTTGCGTCGTGTCCTGACGCTTGGGATTTGGTGACATGCTCGTTTTCAACGAAGGTGTGCCGCGCGCCGGCAAGAGCTACGACGCGGTTAAAAATCACATCTTGCCTGCGATCAAAAAAGGTCGTCGCGTCTTTGCGCGTCTGAACGGTTTACGCCATGACCGCATTGCCAAGCATCTTGGCATGGAGGAAAAGGACGTTCAGCACTGCCTCGTGCTTGTTGACACGAAGGACGTGGCGAAGCTCTTTGCGTGCACGCAAGATGCGTCCGGCAAGTGGTGTATTCCCGATGAGTTCAAAGACGCGTTAGTTGTGATCGATGAGGTCCACGAGTTCTACGTCAATGAGCGCAAGCCGCTGGAGCCGGCTGTTGAGAATTTTTGGGCGCTGCTTGGTCAGAACGGTGGCGATGCGGTCATCATGACGCAGTGGATCAACCGCTTGCATTCAGCGGTCAAAGCACGTATCGAGAAGAAAAACACGTTTCAGAAGCTCACTGCTGTCGGCATGAAAAGCCGGTATCGCGTGACGTATTTCCACACGACCTCGCCCGGTAAATTCGAAAAGGTCGGTGGTCAGACGCTCAAGTACGATCCCGTGATTTTTCCGCTCTATGACGGGTATGCGCCTGGCGCTGAGAATACTGAGGTCTACGAAGAGGGCGGCAAAAACGTATGGGCTGCGATGGCGGTGCGTGCGGTGATCTTCCTCGTTGTCGGTGGTGTTGGTCTGTATTTCTTCGCTGGCTTTTTCAGCAAGGGCAAGCAGGAGACGCATAAGCCTGCGGCGGCAGGGGCGACGGTTTGGCAGCAGTCCGACAAGGCAAGTGTGGGGGCTGGTCTCGCCAATGGTGCGCCTAGTGTGCCTGTTCAAGCTCCGCCGCCTGATCCGCTTGCCGATTTGACCGATGAGCAGCGGTACGTTGCGCAGCTGGCCGAGAAAGGGCGCATTCGGTTGGCTGCGCGTGCGCGTGTGGGATCAGATGAGCGTGCATGGGTGCAGTGGATTGATACTTCGAACAATGTCATTGAGCAGCTGGATATTGACCAGCTGCGGGCGCTTGGCTATTCCGTCACGATGGTTCCCTATGGCATGCGTCTGGTTGCTGGCAAACACGTCTTGGTCGCTACTCCGTGGCCGTGGCGCGAGCCGGTGCGCGAGCAGGATCCACGCCTCTATAACACCGCGTCTGATGGCAAGAGCGACGGCGCTGCTGGCGTTGCGACCGCAGGGAGTGACGCCGGCAGCGCTGATCGCGATCACCAAAGAAGCGTCGTGATTGGGCATGTTCCGCGCAGCCTCGGCACGTTCCCGGAAAGCAAGCCGTATCAGACGACCACAAGTACGCCGGCTACCACGTTGGACATGTAGTTTCGTGACGCGTCACGATTCAGCATGGATCGTTCGGCAATTCCTGCCAGCCATTCGACAGTCGTCGCAAGCGCTTGTGCTGAATGCATCGCTCGTTTGATTCCAGTTCGCGTAGTTGCAGCCGTTCCGGTACCACGCGCTGCGAGCGGGGCGTGTATAGCGGTTGCGGTGCGATTGCGGGTAGCGCTGCGCTGACACTGCGCATGGTGAAGTAGCCCAGGCACAGCGCCACCACGCCGGCAAGTGCTGCGGTCATCAGCTGGCCGACGAAGATGCCCAGGGCGATTTCCCACCAGAGTCCATCGTGGTTGTTCTGCGGTCTGTAGCTCATACGGCCCCCGATGATGATGAGCCGGCATTGTAGGGGTGTAGGGGCATCGCCCCTACGTGTAACGCTTCATACGCGGCCTTTACGTTTCCGCGCCTTCGGCAACGATGATCCTGCGCATTCCGCCGCAAAGCCGGTAGCCACCACCTGAGGACCGGGCTTTGTTTCAATCTTTTTTCTGAACCGATCCCTAATGAAAATGACGTTCGCTGGACGTTTTGGCCGGGTTTTCGACCGTCCCTCGGCCATCATCTTCGTCCACTCGCGTGCGATATCGCAGGTCAGTGATAGGTAGCTGAGCTGCCACGGCTCCATGGCTCGGCCCTCTGGTGTAATGAGGTATCCGTTCTGGAACGAAAAACCGGCCCATTGGCCGGTCAGTGTTCGATTACGCATGCACCGATCTCCATCCGGCGGGCCATCGTCGCCCCCACGGTGTGAGCGCAGCAACAAACGAGCGCAACAAGCGCCGCACGCGCTTTGACATAATATACATTATGCGAAATGGAGTGTTGACGCTCCTGTGCGCCCTGGCGGCCTATCACTGCTGGTCCCTCCACAGGAAGCGGAACGGACAATGACGCTTGACACCTACGATCGCGTAGACCTGACCGGCCCTTGGGCCGGTTTTGGTTTTCAGGGCAGACACATGTTCACGCCGGAAGGACGAACACTGCACCCGGAAGACATGAAGTACTGGTCACTGACGTGCAACATCGCCCGCGAGTGGGCACTGATGATGGCCGAGGAACGTAAGGCTAGAGGCCTCGAGCTCGGGGGGTCTGGAAAGCCTTGCAGCACAAGGGTTTCAGAAATCGATTTACTGCAGCAACCGAAAATCATCTACCTGCGGGACGTGCTCCTGCAGAGACGCGAGAAGCGGTCATCAGTGGTGGATAGCGCGGGGTCCGCCGACAGAACGCGGGTGGTCCGGCAGACACGTGGGCCACGAGGTCCAAGGCGCGGGTGAGGCGTTATCCGTAGGGGCTGTGCCCCTACACCCCACGGGTCACTTACATGCCGCTTGGACGATGTTGTCCCAATGGCTGGACATGGCAAACGAGCGATGCACGCCGGCAGCGTCATAGGCTGCCTTACGCTGCGCTTTAGCAGATTCGCAGGCGGATGTGCTGGTTGTGACCGTAGCCCCTGTTGCGTAGCCGACTGATGGGGCGTTGCGAGCCTTAAGCTCGCGGTCGATTCGAAGCAAGCGCACCTTGTCGGCAATGGTTGGCTCTGCTTCCGGCGTAGCGTCCCACGCCTTTTCCGATATGCCGGACGCACAAGGTGCCGACTGATAGACGACCTGCCCGCGTTCGCGGCATTTATGTACCTGCTGAGCGTATGCAGGCGCAGCGATTGCGAGCATCAGGAAAACCGCCAGTCTTGCGTCCATACCAACCCCCTGTGATTGGCATGGATGATACCGAACTACATTTGCAAGGTGGTCGGGCCGGTATACGTGCTGGACTGATACCCCGGTGACTCGGGGAAGGTGCCCTGACTACGAATCTGACGGCCAATCGTGACACCCGGCTCGGGATCACGCATGCGCCTTGCTTCCTCGCTGTAGTGAGCCGACTGCTGCAGATCAGTCATCCGGCGCGCCTCGCGCTGGTTCATGTCCAGAAACGGTTCGTACTGCCCACGTGTGGCGACTATCGCGCAGCGCGCCTCATCCAGGGCATACGCGGTGCCCTGATCGGTGATGCAGCTGCACGACGCGCCGCTGTGCTTTCCGTGGGCATCCTGCCCTGCCCCAGCTTGCATGCAGAACAAACGGGGAGGCTGATTGCTGGGCACCGCCAGCGCATCGTACGCCGGCGCAGTCCAAGGCTGACCGGGAACCCGCGGCGTCATCCAAGCAACGTAGTCGCGCGCACGCGTCGGCGTCGGGTCCTCCACGGGTGGGGGCGCAGCTCCGACCGTCGCTCCCGCTCCGTTCTGCGCTGCGCCCTTGGGTGTCGATCCTTCCGGCGTCGTATGCAGCTCACCGGTTAGCTGATCATGCACGCGGCCCACAGTCAGCCACGCACCGACGATGATCGCGATGAGCAGCAAGATGGCAGTCGGGTAGTACCACGGAATGCTGCGCTCGCTGGTGTCAAGCACAGTTGACTCATACAGGCCCATCGGCCGCTTCGGCAACTTGACCCGCTTTAGGGTCAACGGGTGCCCACGCTCAGGGTTTTTTTCATACTTGTCAAACGTGCGCAAGTGCGCGAACGGCAAGCCAAACCGGCGACGGACATGCACATGGCGCTCGATCAGATCCTGCACGAAGTCATCGCACTGGCGGTCTGGCGACTGGCTCACGAAGATGAAATCCAGACCGCGATGCCGATGCTTGGCGAGCTGTTCAACATGGTGTGGAACGGTCGAGCCGGGCCGACGCTTGGGCAGCATGCCGTGCTCATACGCCTCATCGACAACACACACCGCACCATCCGGAAGTGAGTTGGGCCAGTCGATAAACTGCTCTGGCGTCATCTCGAGCATGCGAGCATCGGCGTGCTTAAAACCCCGCACATTGCACACATACACCAGCCGGCCAGCGTCGCGAAAATCAATCGCATGGTCGATCGCGTGGAGCGTCTTGCCGTGCCCAGGTTGGCCGGTATACCAGTAGATCATTGCTTCACCGCTCCAAGCTGCTGCGCGACGCTCGTAGGCATCGGAATCACCTTGAACATAAAGCGCACAGAGAGCGCCGAAATGATCATGGTGATGAAGATATCGAAGCCAACGGCACCAAGGAAATTCTGGGCCCAGTCCGGCAACGCACCCACGTACGTAGTGATAAACGTCTTGAGGTTCGGCAGGAGCGCATTCACAGACACCAGCGTGACGCCGAAGCTTGCGGTGATCTTGCTGACGATGCGACCGATGCCGGAAAAAAAGACCTCCCAGAGCAACCCCACACCACGTCTAATCCAATCCCAGACAGGTCCAAACATGCTTAGTCTCCCATGAGAAGTTGGAGGGCAATAAACACACCGATCAGCAACATCACAGCGCGCAGGGCTGCAATCAGTGGACACCACCACGTCGCGCCGTCGAGCGACACTTGCCCAAATCGGCCAAGGTCAACCGTGCCGAGGGTTGGACATGAGCCACCGCCAAATCCTGACGTGTCGAGGAGATCCGCACCGACCTTGAGAGAAGACCACCCTGGGCCATCTTTATCGGTAGCGCCCGCGTGAGGATCAGCATTGCTGCCCTCGCCGTTTTTGGGCTTTGCCCACTCGGGTCCATCACCGCAGCGTGCAGCACGCATAGCGCGTAGCTGATGCGCCTGTGCGTTATCACCTTCGACTGTGAACCCGCTTTTGCAATCCCCAATATCGCCAGTCACCTTTGTCGCGTTACCGGCTTCCACAGCGCAGCGTGTCGCCCATGCCTGCGTGGCGATCATGCCCAATGCGGCGTCACCTGTAACAATGGGTGCGGTCTTGCAATCACCACCACCGGACGCACCGTTGCCCTCGCCCTCCTCACCTTTTCCATCCCCCTCACCTTCGTTTTTTGAACCGGCGTCGGTGCCGTTGGTGGTCTTATAGGTTGTGACGTTTGTAGTCACCGTGGAAGACGTGCCCCCTGAAGTGGTGGTGCTAGTGACGGTCGTTGGTCCACCTTTTTTTTCCAGGGTGTCGCCACTTGGAAGCTGCAAATTAGGGGCTGTGTGCTGCGTCCCACCCTGCCTATCAGCGAGCTCGGCACCCTCGGTTTTCTTCCCGGTCTCTCCGGGCTTCCAGCACAGCTGCTTACCTGTGCTGGCAGTTGCGCATACGCGCCCATCGGACTTGGCGCAGATAGTCTGCCCGTCCACTGGGGTGCACTCCTGCTCTTTGGGTGTTGCATCGAGCTGCGAATCAGTCGAGGTGCACTCTTGGCCCGTGGGAGTGAGACCACCTGGCGAGAACATCTTTGCTGCCGCCCCGACTGTCATACCGACCGCAACATTTGTGGGCGAATACTGACAGCCGTTTTTGCAGACACTAGCGCCACTGCCGGGCCACGACTGCGCGCCTGATATAGGCGCAACCGTACCGCAAGAATTGCTGTTGTCGTACGGATAGTCACCACAGGTTTCATCGCCTACAGGGCCGTTGTAGTAGGCATATCGCTTGTATTGGCATTGATAAAGCCCACCGCCATTCGCGTTTGGTTTGTCAACACATTTACCTCCAAAATTGAGCGAGGTATCGGATTGCTGATAGTGGCTTGCGTATTCCTGGCATAGAGCCATCGCCTCCTGCTTAGTGGTGGCGGCGAACGCAGGCTGACTAGAAAATGCGAGCAGCCCAAGCGCACAGATGATCAGGTATCGAATGCAAGCCACAACGCCCCCAAAATGGCCACGATGACAAAATACCCCATGCCTCCCCCTCAAGCGAAAGGGGCGGTCTCCCGCCCCCTCACCTAACCTTTTTGATGAACCACCACACGAGGTAGACACCCCGAATGGCGGCAAGGACTGAAAGGATGCCCGCGACGATTTCGGCGAAGGCACCCAACCCCAACGCTGCCAGCAACGCCGGCATGGTCGATTACTTGGCGCGCTTGATCATCGACCACAACAGGAACAGGCCGAGGACACCGGCCAGCACCACGAGAATTGACGACACCGTGGCCTTGCCGGAGGTGATTTCGGTGGTGATGGCCTCACCCGGACCAGCGGCCTGCGCGAATGCAAGGGCCGGCAGCAAGGACACGGTACCGATGGCACCAGCTGCGCGATTGCGGAATGCCTTGGCGTTCGCCTTGGCGCGGAAGATGGCGGACTGCACGTTATTTGCGTTCATTGATTTTTCTCTCTCACAGGATGATGGGATGGTTAGAACCGCTCTTTTGATGCCCTGGCGTATTGTCGAAAGACAGCGCCAAGCGCCCAGCACGACGCAATTGCAAGCGCCACTTGGGTTCCTTCGGCCAGCGTGAGCGGTGGCAACACTGGCTCTGGTTTTTCGATCCACACCGAGGCCGTGCACATGCCCGCACTGTCAATGTTAGACGGCATGCAGGCTTGCAAGAACAGGGACTCGGCCATGGCTTAGGCGACCCGCGCCGCAGGCTGCACGGCTTTGGCGGTGGCATCCGGGATGAGCCGGATGCGACGGCCAAACTCAAGGCCACCGTATTTGTTGTTCTGGCACGACCTGGGATCGATCAAGTAAAAGCCCTCGGTGTACGGCGGTTGATCCTCATCAAGGCCGATGGTGAAGGGCAGCGGGAAATCCCCCTCGCGCAACACAGCTGCGGTCTGCTCGCGAAAGTGCGTGGCCGGCTTACCATCGCGAGCCGGAAACGAACGGACAGCGACAGCGGAACTCATGATCTGAACTTTCATAGTGGGACTACCTTCCAGGCGAATGTCCGGCCAAAGATGAATGTGACTTTCCACGGAGAAGGCCAGAACTCTCCGGTAAGCCTGTCGAACCAACCGCCCTTTGCTTTGCGGATATCCGCTTCCCCGCCAAGAGCTTCACGCGCGTCTTTCGGGGCCTTCCACCAGCGCAATTCGCGCTTGGATTCGGTATCGAGTCCACCGATGCCATGTGTGCGGAAGCCTTTGGGAAAAGCTCCAGCTGTAATGGCGGTGAACTTGCTTGCGTACTTCGCGAGATAGCCGACGCAGTTGCGGGCTTTCTTGATTTGGGATGTGCCATGAGGCCACCAACCGCGTTGATCGACTTTGCCGAAATACATGCCCGTGGGAACCCACAGCATCACGTGGTAGTGCGGGCGGAATCGCTGGGTAAGCTCTCCGACCCATACGTAACGAAAGCTTTCACGGTTCCACCGTGCGCGCCCAGATTTAAGGCGATTGAAGTGGCCGCGCATGCGTTTAAATAATTCGCTAACGTGACGAGGGCTGCTGTCGCTTCCATCACGGTAGGTGAGCGTGAGGAAATACCACGCACCCCGGAAGGAGCCTTTTTTCGCTTCCTGGTCATGCAGACGTGCTCCGGTAATCACGGACTTACGCAGCCGTTGCGCCCGCGCTTGCAGCGGGTCGATTTCGATGGTCACGGTGCCTGTCGTAGAGGCCCGCGTGTCACTTGTTTTGTAATGGACAAGCCCAAGGGCCAGCGCTGCGCGCTGGCCCTCAGCGGTCAATGCGATCGGATGCGCCGCGTCGAACTCACGCACGCTTGTACCGACCACACGCTTGTTCTTTTGGATCTTCTCTGCGGCAATTTCAGTGCGGCGCGTAGCAGCCTGCATGACGCCAACAGATGCATCGAACGCGGACAACTCACGCGATTGCGTGGGCTGTTCCTGCATGCGGATACGTGCGTTCTTCGAGGTGCATGCAACGCACAACCCGCCTGGGAAAAAATAGGCAGTGGTGTCGCCGCAAAATGAGCAGGTGCCGTCAGCCACCACAAGCGACCCGATAGCCCTCACGCACGAGAGCGAGGACGAGGCAAACAACGGCGATGACGAAAAGGATGACTAGCAGATCAGCCACGGCGCACCTCGCGATGTGCGATTGCGACCAATGCGGCTTGCTCGATCTGGGCCACCATCGAATCGTGCTTGCGATCAAGAAACCAGCAGATAACGGCGACGGTCGCGTAACCGGTGATCACGCAGATCGACACGAGAATGTGCAACGCCAGAAGCTGGCCCAGGATCGAATATGGATGCACGGTGTAGCCCCCTCCCCTGCCCCTTGACGCGGACCCCGGAGGGGAGCCGGGGGGACGCGAGTCAAGCGCAACTTGACTGGAAGCTTTGTATAGTAGGACTTGACTTCCGGTCAAGAGAAACTTGACGTGACAACGCTAATTAAATTGATTGACACCGCGGCGAAAGTGTGTTTACCACCGAACGACACCGGGCTCGCATCGAAGATTGGTGTCACGAAATCAGCGGTGAGCCTGTGGAGGCACGGCGGGAAGATCAAAGACGATCACTTGATGGCGTTGATCAAAGTGGCGCAGGCGGACCCGGCACTAGCAGTGCTCGTGAGAACCGAAGGCGCAGAAACAGCCGACGCGAAAAAAGCGTGGGGTGTGGTGTGGGACAGACTGTCCCCGGTCACTACGGTGATCGGGGCGCTCGCACTCGTGGCAATCGGCATGCACGCAGGAGCGCATGAGGCGCTGCTGGCGGCCCTCTCCCCGGTAGTGATAACCGACCCTCTATACATTATGCGAAATTGGCCGTGTTGA